CCCCGCAATTGCCGGGATATCTCCCGGATGCTCATGCCCTGTCGGGCCAATATCTTGATCTCCACTTGTTCCTCTACAGTCAGCATGGCCCTGCAAAAGGGCCAAAGGCTACGGGAGGCGGGTCAATTTGAAGTTGCCGCGGTGGGTCAGATTAAAAGTGCTGGTGACAACCGCGGCATCAAGGCGCTCTAAGCGGGTTCGCAGTTCGGCTCTGTCCATGCAGCCAGTATCGCCACCCAGATCTCATGGGGTGCGACCAACTCACAAAAAATGTCGCTTTGGGCCTTGACTGCGCAACTGGTCTAGACGGTGTTGAGAGTTAGGGAACGACCGTACGTCAGACAGTGCTTTGTGCCACAAGGCTTTGCGGCTTTTTCCCACATTCTGTGTTGACCCGCCCCCAAAAACCACACTATCTTGGGGGTATGGCGCAGGCCCTACCACACACGGACCAGGGTTGGTCAACACTCAGTATTAAATATCAAACTTAAACAGACTCGATCGGTTGAGCGTTTCGAGACGCAGCAACCGATCGTGAAGCCGGGGCATCAGATGACGGAGAGTCTTGATGCCAAAGCCTCAGATGAGTCTGGTCGTTACCTTTGCGGGGCTTTCGACCAGGCTATCGTCACGCTGCACTAGAGTTATGTCAACAGAGTTGGCGTGATTCTGCGAAGGCGAACGACATCTATCGCGCAAACCTCCTTCTCCGGCAAGCAATGCAAGGAGATCATCATGAATATGATGAAGACTGTCCGTGTGCGTTCATACACCCGCTGGCGTTTTGCCCGGCTGGAGATCGTCACCCGACACGTCCGTCGCCGTCCGCGTCGGAAGTAGGTCAGGTCGGACGGGGTCGGCATCGCCGGCCCCGTCCCTTTTTGATGGCAAAGAAAAGTCGATCAAAGATCTGTGTAACCGGTGGGGCGCTGCTCAGGCGCCACGCGGGTTGAGCGGCCTCACTGGCTCCGCGTCCGGCATGGATAGATTGCGGTCGGCAGCTACCCGGAAATATCGGCCACCGCCGCATCTCAGCGTCAGAAATTCCTGATCCAGGATAGGCATACATCGTGCGCAAACATCGGCAGATGAACGTTTTTTCCTGAGCACGCGCCGAGCATCTTGGCACTGCGTCGAGATGCCCTCGCGCCGCCGGCAACAGGCCGACGCAGCTGCTTCGGAGCAACCCTGCCCGCCTCGCCGCAGGCCTGCCGTCAGAGAAGCCTGGCCATGCTGTCGTCCCATGATTTGATGATCAGTTCTCCAAACTGCCTGTCGCGAGTGCCTGCGCTCCCGGTGGTGTAGTTCACCTGCAGCGGGACCATCTCGAAGCCCGCGAAAACTCGCCTGATATCTGCATGGTCGTTCAGCGACACGACAATCTTGCCGCGACTAGATCGCATCAGATCGGCCATCCGTTCGTACTCTGAGAATGAAAATTCAACGCCATAGCCCTCGGTCTGCCAATAAGGCGGGTCCAGGTAGAACAACGTCTCCGGCCGATCATAGCGGCCGATGCATTCGTGCCACGGAAGCCGTTCAATGACGACGTTGGCTAAGCGCAGGTGCACGGCACTCAGCTCCTCTTCGATCCGTAGCAAATTCAGTCGCGGCCCCAGGCCGCTGGCTACGACACCGAAGGTCTGACCTTCGACCTTGCCACCGAAGGCTAGCTTCTGGAGGTAGTAGAACCGGGCGGCACGCTGGATGTCGGTGAGGGTCTCGGGACGTTCCATCGGCGCCCACTCGAACATCTGCCGTGACACCAGCGACCAGCGAAACATACGAACGAACTCGTCGAGGTGGTGCCGCACACAGCGGTACAGACAAACGAGATCGCTGTTGATGTCGTTCAGGACTTCCAGCGGTGCCGGACGTGGACGCATTAGCAGCGCGGCGGCACCGCCGGCGAAGGCTTCGACGTACGTCTCGTGCGCCGGGAAGTGAGGATAAAGGTGCTTGATCAGGCGGCGCTTGCCGCCCGGCCAGGGAATCATGGGTCGGGTCATAGGGTTCTCAGCATTTGCGATGTCGGTAGCCGACACTGCGTCCGCTCTCGCGAGGGCGCAGGGTCTAGGCCAATGCCAGGTGGTGAGAACACCTGTGTTGCGGCGCTGGGCGTGCAGTAACAGCTGCACGTCCAGCGCCCTGTTTTAGGTTTCTGCCAATAGCTCGGCGGGCGCCAGGCTTGCGGAAATAGCGGCGTTGGTCGCAGCCTTGATCAGTCCCTGCAGCTTCCATCCCCGGAGCTTGTGTGACGTTGGAGCGCTGGGGTATCGGATCACGTATTCGGGCGCAATCAGATCAGCGATCGACTCGGCCAAGACTCCCAGGGTAACGCCTCGGTCCTCCACCTGGAACGTCACATTTCCGGTGTCGTTGATTGGGTTCCAGATGATGGTGATGTGCCGCGCGATCGGATCTGCTTCGGAGTCGGCCGCGGCCACGTTTGCATCGTAGGCCGCGCGCGTGGCTGCCTTGATGCCGAGCAACAGGTGCACGCCGGGCTCGTTGACTATCTCGCCTGGCACCGGCACCGACTGCGCCGCTGCTGGTTCGACCTCAGTTGTCGCTGGCGCGGTGATCTCGTAGCTGCGGCCGACCAATTCGCTGATCTGCACGGTCAGCACGCGCAGGAAGAAGCGCTCCAGCGTCTCCGTCCATCCATCTGGATGCGGCTTTGTGGTCATCTGCTCGAGGTGGAATTCGACGAGCCCGTCGTTCGTGGCTGGGTCCCATCGGATCTCGATGCGGGGCGACACGATCCTGGTCTGCGTGCCGAAGGTGGTGTTTTCGCTGATGAGCATGTCAGTAGCCTGTAACGTCGAGGATAGGAGCGCGCACCCAGGCCTGGCCGTAATTGCCAGGGGGCGGCTGAGGATTGTTGTTGGTGCCGGTGCGTAGCTCTTGGGCTGTGTCGATCGCTGCGATGGATGCGACATTGCCATTGATGTTGACCACGCCTTTGCGCCACAGCTGCTGCACCTGCCATTGCGGGCCGCCGCCAAGCAGGCCGCCGATGGCCAGCATGATGTTTCCGGTAGAACCGGCCAGCGCGGCATAGGTGCGGCCCGTCGGCAGGGTGATCGAACCGCCCTGGTTGGCATTGCCCTGCAGCAGGCCACGCACACGCATGAACTTGAGCGTGGCATCGAACACAACCTGATTGCTCAACGGGTTGCGCACGACGAGGAACTTCCGCTGCCCGAAGGTTGGCTCGTCGAACACATAGGTCGTAAAGCTGCCGCCGGCCGTCCACCCGGTAAAGGTGAAGCTATTCCCGCTCTGGGTGCGCTGGCCGAGCACTGCATTGCTCTCGCCCAGGAACGCCAGCACTGGGTTGGTGCCGACCACTGTCAGGCTCCACGTCTTCAGCACGCCGCCGCCACTCGGCGTGATGGTCTGCTTCGATGCGAGGGCCAGGTTCTTCCAGTCCTCCGAGATCACCACGCGGTTAGGGCCGGCATTGATGCGAACGAATGCCACTTCAAAACCTCCCGTAGAACAACGTGCCGCCGGCGCGGGCAGTCAAGGTTGCTGATGGCGACGACCAGGTGATCGTGTTGCCGTCATCCGTGATGTAAGGGAGCAGTGCATTGCCTGCTCCGCTGTCCGCCACAAACCAGTAATACAGCTGGTTTGCGCTCCCGGTGACCGGCACTGCCACCGAGCCGCTGCCCCCGCCCGCGATGCTGACGGCCCCCATGTGTTGGGTCAGCAGATCGGAGTCGGGCTGATCAGTCACCTCCAGCAGCACCGCGTTGGTTGCCGCGTCTCGCACGCGCAGGTAGGTCGTCATACGCCTGGCCCCATGGCAATTACCTGCACACCGTTGGGCGCGTAACAATAGATCTTGCCGTTGACGATCTCGCCACGCCCGCTACCTGCATCGACGCCGATAAAGCGCACTTTGTCGAATGCGAAATCCAGCGTTGCGCTCGTTCCATTATTTACCGAGCGCCAGCCAGCCACGCGTCCATTGACGTCCAGCGCCAGGGTTGCGGAGGCCTCGTAGCTCCTAACACCGTTTTCCGCCGTAGTCACGCGCGTCTCGATGGACTGCGTGACCTGCGCATATTTGGCATCCAGACCTGCGGTTGACGGCTGCCAACTCGACGGCACCGTTTGCGCTGAGCCCAACTCCTCCAACATCGGTCTAATAAACCAACTGTAGAGGTAAGGCGCCGAGGCATTTCCCGATGAAAGCAGTTGTATTCGCGCAAAAGCTGCATCACTTGGTGCAACACCGCTTGCAAAGGCACGGATATATTCGTTGAGAGTGATGCCACCGGCGATAGAGACCCAGTGGATGGGTGCCACACCGACTTCTTGCCCGGATCTGTTTGCCCAAACCAGTCTCACTGCCACTTGCTCCGCCGTGTGGCTGGCCATCCAGCATGAGGCGCCATATCGTTTGCCCGGCGTCACGGGTGCATCTCGGCTTTGCACGAACACATAGCCTGTGGCGCCGCTGTTCTTGTAGAGCTGCAAATAAGCCATCCCCGTCGGCTGCCAGCCATCGTTTATCGTGGCGATACCGCGCGCAATCGATGTCCCACCCCACGGATCACTTACGATGCCCCAGCCATCCAACGACAAATCCCAGCCTGCGTTGTAAAGCAGGTTGGCGCCTCCCCCCGTTTGCGAACGTACTGAGGTGAGCGCAGTACTGAGCGAAGTCACCTCGTTGCCCTGTTGTGTGACCTGGGTCTGCAACGCTTGCAGAGCAGATGCATCGGCCTTGCCACTCAGCGCCGACTGCACGGTCCCGATCAACTGCGATAGCGCCGTTACACTGTTCTCTGCTTGCGTCAGGCGGGTATTCATCGCCTGCACCGCAGAGGTATCGGCCTTGCCTGCGAGGCTGGACTGCACCCCGCTCACGGTTTGTGCGACGACCTGCAGCTCCTGCTCGATCTGCTGCACGTCAGTGGTGACCTGCTGCATCGCCACGCCGATGGCACCGACTGCCTCGGCCAGGCTGGCGTACTGCCCAATGTAGGACCAGAACGCGGTGTCGGTGATCGCTGTGCCCACTGGCACGTCCTGTTTCGCAACGTACAGGCCGCCTGCATGCTTGACGATCGAGCCCGCTGGCCACTCCTGATCCACCCACTCTGGTGCCTCGACCAACGCCTGCAGGTTAGCCAGGTCGCGCGCCTGCTGGGTCAACTCCTCGGCCAGTTCCTGATCACGCCTCACCGCCTCAAGGAAGCCCTGCCGAATTTCCTCGGTGGTCTGGTCGATCGCCTGCCGCATCTCTTCCTGCAGCTCCGCCAGGTTCTTGCCGAGGGTCTTGGTGATGTACTTCGCCGCGACCGACAGCGTGCCGTTGGTGTTGCGCGCACGGATGGCGAACATCCAAGTGCCGGAGGTCGGAGTGGGCGAATCGAAGGCACCGGTGTGGTAGCCGCTGTCGCCCACCGGCGTCATGGCCTCCCACGAAGGCGCCGGCGCGCCCTGCCCTGGCGCCTGGACATAGCGGATCTCCGCACCGGCCAGGTTGGCCGACTGGATGGTGTCGGTCCAGAAGCCCCAGGTGTAACGCCGGATGCCGCCGCCGACTTCCTCCACGTCGAACAGGTCGTAATTCACCGGAGGCGCGTCGGCGCCGATGGTCGTGTAGATCAGCGAGGCGCCCACGCCCATCTGCCCTTCCGGGCCGAACGGGCGCACGTTGATGGTGTAGGTGCCGGCGCGCGGAATACGCCACCGCGCTGTGCGGGTGCGCGTCTGTGCCACTTCCACCAGCTCGCCATTGCCATCGGACGCCGAGGCGTACACCACAGCGTGATCGAACGGCCCGCTGACGTCGAAGGTGGCCACCAGGTCCGTCGCGGTGATGTCGCCTGTGGTGACCTGGTCCTCGCTGATCGCCAGATTGCTCACTATCGGGCGCGTGGCCAGCGATGAGCCGCTCTCTGGCGGCTGGTACACGCCGGTCTTGACGTAGGTCCAGAACTCCGGCGACTCCGGCACCACGCTGATACTGGCGCCCTTCAGATCGCTCTCGGGTTCGATCGCAACCACGCGGCCGACGTAGCCTGGCGTGGTCTTAAAGTCGTAGATCCAGATGGTGTCGTGCGCTGGATTGTCCTGCCATCCACCAGAAACCATCGCATCGTCATACCCTTCGCCAGGCAACGCTGCGTCATCCGGCCACCCCTCTACCAGCTGGATGGTGTCGGTTGCTTCCGTGAAACTGCGAACACGGAACGTGCGGTAGACCGCTTCGCCCGGAATACGCAGGCCGATAAATGCATTTCCCGATGCCGGCGGCGGCACCGGCTCGTCCAGCGTCAGTGTGACCGTGCCCAGCAGCGGGCTGCGATTGGCCGCCACGATCCGCCCGCCGAAGCCCCACTGCGTGACGTCGTGGGACAAGGCCACCTTGGCAAGTCGCCGGACCGTTAGATACTCGGTATCCAGCGCAAAACTGATGTCCTTGTACTGGAAAAGGCTCTGGCCTAGGTGGTAGCGGGCCAGTTCCGCCGCATGCCGCTCCCGGGTGATACCTTCCCCAGTCAAACGCGCCGGACTGAGCATATCTTCGGCGTCGACGCCAGGCGCCGCTACACGCACCATCTCGACCTTCTGCGTCGTGCTGTCGAAATAGCTGTATTCGATGCCGTCAGCCGCGTTAGCCAGCGTGTAGTCGACAGCAAAGCTGCCTTTTTTCATCGTGGCCATGTTGACCACGCCCGACAACGGCTGTTCGTCCGCGGCCCACACCACCGATAACCGACCACCGGCCCACGTGGTCTGCCCCATGCCAGCCAGGGCGATGGCCTGCAGCACCTCGTCGTGGTTGCGCTCTTCGAACAGCCAGTAATCGTAGGCGTAGCCGTTCGCTTCGCAGTGGCCCATGAAACCCTGCAGCGACTCGATATCGATCTCTTCATCGCTCTTGCCCATGCCCGCGATGAGCTTGCCGTTCTGGTCGTAATAGCCGCGCACGTACTTGAGGATGTGCGCGCCCGGGTTGCTGGTCTCCTCCGCCACCCAGCTGCCATTGCGCCATACCGGGATCGGCGCGGCGATATGCTCGGCCTGCAACTCATCGGGCTGGCCATTGAGCTGGCCGGTGGCCTTCATCAGGATGCCGGTGCGCGCCAGGCCGGCGTAGGTCGCGGTGTCGGCCTGCACGCTACCCATCGTCGACCACTGGAAGTCGTTGCGCTGGGTGTTGTCGCCCTGGTAGTTGCCCTGTCCCAGGATGCGCACGCGCACGTCGTACTGGCCCTTGGCCACATCCGCCGACACAGTGGCGCGCTTGCTGACGTCCAGCTTGTCGCCCGTGAACATCTGCGTGGCCAGCGTGGTCCAGATGCCGGTGCCGGCCGGCGCGTATTGCACCTGCACGGTTTCGGAGACGTTGTAGGCCTTGCCCGAGGTGCCCACGCCGCCCAGCACGTATTCCAGGTTGATCTGGATGCGCACGGTGTCGGCGCTGGTGGTGCGCGTAACGAAGTCGGCCGTATCCGGCAGCTCGCCACCGTCGGTGGTATCGACGTTGCTGTAAAGCGGGATCGTCTCGTTCGGCATCTGGCTATAGCCGGAGTGGTAGACGCTCACGCCCTCATAGCTGGACAGCTGCGTGCCGGCATTGGTGAATCCCCCCACGCGGCCAACGCCAATGCCCGGCGTGAGCACCATGCCGATGTACTGATTGTCGCCTTCGTAGAAGCTGTAGGGCTTGGTGGCGAAGTCAGGCGCGATCAGCATGCGGCCGAACAGCAGGCCCAGCGGCTCATAAGGGCGCATGCGATTCCGCGGTGAGCCCAGGCTGTAGACAGTACTCGCGGCGCTCGGTCCCGTCGGGCTTTCGACTTTCGGCCCGAGCACCTTGTTGATGACGATGGAACCGACCACAAACGCAGCCGTGTAGGCCACAGCAGCGCCAGTGGTACCCAGGCCAGCAGCCCACGTCGCACCCGCGCCGCCCGTGAAATAGATCAACGCCGCCATCGCAACGATGTACAGCGCATTCCTTCCGACGGCACCGCGCACCTCGATGACTTGGCGGTCCTTCGGATAGACGTAGGCCCACAGGTGGCGCGGGACCACGCGGCCGCCGATCGACACTGTCCATTCGCTCTGATCCAGGTCGATCACGTGCCGGTGCAGGAAATCGCACAGGCGCTCACCCGGCTGCAGATCCATCGCAATGTGGCGCTGTCCTTCCAGCGTCACCGGATGCGGCGTCAGCACCAGTTGGCCGTTACTCGCAGGCGTGGTCATCAGACCCATGTGTAATACCCCTCGATCCTTGCGCCGTAATCCGGCAGCTCGCGCACGCGGTGCAGCCAGCTGCTGCCGAGCGCGCTGGTTGTGTGAAGCACCCAACCCTCATGGGCCAGGTAGAAGAAGACGCCGACATGCGCGGGCCGGCTCTGACCTTTGTCGAACATCAGCACCAAGTCGCCGTCGACCGGCGTGGCCGTGTGTGCGGCATACGCGCGAGACAGCTCGCCAAGCGCCACCTGCCCCTCTGCACCGCGAGGGCGCCGCGCCGGCATCTGCACCTCCCGGCCGAACAGCTCACGCTGCACCTGCACCACCAGGTCGGCGCAGTCGTAGTTATCGGCGTCGTATGGGATGTTGAGGAACCGCTCAACCTCACTCGCCCGCATCAGAAAATCCCCGGCAGCACATGCGGGTTCGCGCGTAGCTTCACCGCCTGCTGGCGCATGAAGAAGTCCACGCCGATTTGCGCGGTAATTAGCGGGCCGGCGGCGCGCACCTGGGTGAGCGGCAGGTAGAAACGCCGAGCGATGACATCGGGCTGAGCGCGATCGGTGATCAGCACGCGGCACATCACCATCTCGTTTGGTTGCAGGTGCTCCAGGTCATCGGTAATGCCGCGACCGGCGTTGTCGAGTTCCAGCTGCGCCCGTGGCGTCTGCCCAGCCGCGTCAGTGGGCGGGGTGAAGCGGAACTGATACCCCATGTACGTATTGCCGTTGCTGACCCAGTCCTGCGTGTCGTTGGCGATGCGCAGGACCGCGCCAAACGATGGCGCCGTCATCTCCAGCAGCTCAAGCGGGCCGTCCGTGTCGGTCACGCGCTGGCGGCGCTCCATGAAGGTGCTCATCGCAAGTACTCGATCAGCACGTCGCATTGCCAGGGCCGTTCGACGCCTTCGACTGGACGCAGCTCGCCGATGTCACCACTGACAAATCGCGCCGTGATCTGCTTGCCGCTGCGTGGGTGCGGCATGGTGAACTCGCCAACTACCTTTATCTCATCGCAGTACCAGTCCAAAAATGCCTCGGCATCTTCCAAGTTGGCGAAGTCGAAGGACAGCGGAAGATTCATCACAAGGCGCGTGTTGACCAGCACTTGCTTGGCAAGACCGCGCTCCATTTCCGTGCGATTGACTGCCGGCACTGGTCGCTCGCGAATAGCGTCATAGAGGACACCGACGTATGCGGGCAGAGCCACCATTAGCGCCCATCCTTCAAATTGGGGAATCGGCTCTTCATCGCCCCAGCCATGCGGCCGCCGCCAGCGATATCGGCAGCGCCGATATCCACGATCAATTTGCGCAGCTCACTGCCGTCCGGTGCACGGCCGCGCTCCTCGCGCTGGCGGCTCTCCTGACCCGAGTAATTGTTGATCTCCACTTTGTCGTAGCCGCGCCTGCCCGTAGCCATGCCAGGAACCGCAGCCATGCCTACCAGCCCACCACCCGCATATCCACGACCACTGCGGATCGTGCTGAGCAACGAAAGAAATGCGCCCGGCCCACCAATCGATGCGATATCGCGCTGGCTCAGGACACCTTCGCCCTTGTGCACGACACCGGCCGGCTGGAACTTGCCGCCCGGCCCGGTGTAGCCACCGGTGTCCCAGCCCTGCAGCGGAATCGCCTCGCGCTGCACGGTGCCCGCACCGGAGCCACCGCCAAACACGCCACCCAATAGGCTGCTGATACCTTTGCGCACCGTGATCCGCGCAAAGTCAGCGATGATCGAGTTAGCCAGGTCGCTGAAGCTGACTTTGCTGTTGGTTGTAGCCTTGACCACCATGTCCTCGAACGAGGACAGCGCCGAGGTGGTGGCGCTCTCCACTGCGCCAGCTGCATTGCTCGCCCCGTCACGGTAGTTGGCCCATGCCGCAGAAGCGCCTCTGCCCCAGTCGGCCTGAGCTTCGGCCATGCGCACGTAGCCTTCGCGGATGACTTGCACACGCCGCTCGGTCGCGGCGCGCACCGCCTGTTCTTCGGCGGCGGCGGTTTGTTCGTCGATGGTGCCGACCCGCTTGAGCAAAGCCAGCTCGGTCAGTCGCTGTGCTTGCTCGCGGTACACCTCGTTGAGGCGCTGCTGGATCTCGAACTCACGATCGCCAGAGCCCACGCGGGCCACCATCGCATCCATCTCTTCGCGTAGGGCGCCCGTGCTGGCATCGAGTGCCGCCGTGTACGACGACAGTGCGTCTTCCCGCTGCTTACTCAGCTTGCGCTCGTCGGCCGCCAGCACGTCCAGCTTCGCCGCGCCTTCGGTGCGCACCTTGGCCAGCTGCGCCTCCATTTCCCCCACCTGCTTACCGACGTCGATGGCTTCCTTTCCTGTGACGTTGCGGCCCTTGAGGTAGTCGATCTGCTTCTGCAGCGACTGCGCCTCGGCGGCAGTGCCGCGCTCTGTCAGTTCGCGCATGCGCTGGTAGTAAGTCTCGGCCGACAGCTCGCGCGCCTGGTACTGCGCCTGCAGCACCTTGGTACTTGTGTCGATCTGCGCCTGCTCCGTGGTCAGCGCGTCCTTGATCGCCTGCAAGCCGGCAGACCGGCCCGAGGTTGCAAGGCTTGCGGCGCCCTTCGCGCCTGCTGCCGCTGCGGTGTCGCGCATTGCCCGTTCGCGCTGCTGCAGCACCTTTGTGTCGGTGATGCCGGCCTGCGCGGCCAAGGTGCGCATGTCCTTGATGCGTTCTTCCAGCTGCGCCTGTTTGGTCAGGTACTGGGTGCCCTGCTCCTGGAACTTGGTGCGCGCTTCCTCCTGTTTGCTGTCCACCTCGGAGTAGATGCCGGCCATGATCACCTTGACCGGCTTCTTGTTGGCCTCCTTCTGCAAGTCAGCGATCTGCTGCTGAAACTTGGCAACCAGCTTTCCGCGCTCAGCAGCGCTCAGGTCCTTGTAGAACGCGCTGCCGCTATTGAGGCCTTCGATATTGGATTGCAGCTGTTTGATCTTGGCGGTGGGCGTCTCCTGTCGGCCCACACCCAGCATGGTGTCCCACGCCTCGGACGCAGCTCCCTTCACTGCGCGCCAAGCGCGCTCCATGTAGCCCAGGTTTTCCTGCACTTCACTGGCGCGATCCTTAAGCGTGTCGCCGTAGATCTTGAACGCCGCGGCCACGGCCTGGATCTGGTTGCCCTGTTCCATCAGCGTCTTGATGTTGGCCAGCTGCGTCTGGTCCAGGAAGTGCATCGTTTCGTTGAGCTCGAGCAATGCCGCGACCGGCTCAGCTTTGATCTTGGCGAACTCGGCAATGGTCTCGCTCACCGCCTTGCCGGTACCGGCGCGCATCGTCTCGGCGGCGATCGCCACCGTCTCCAGCTGCTCGGCGGTGAACTTGCCGGTGGCCGCCACCTCGGTCAGCGCCGCGGCGGCGCTGGCGGTGGTCACCCCGGAAATGTCATCCATCTGCGCGGCCACTTCGGCCAGGCGCTCGGCAGTCCGACCCGAGCTGTCGCCGACCAAGATCATGGCCTGACGAAACGCAGTTCCCTCGTCGTTACCCTGCTTCCACGCCAGCGCTACGGCAGCCACGGCCACTGCGGTGATCGAGAGCGGGTTGACCATGCCGGCTAAGGCGGCCGAGACACCCGACAACGCAGGCCCTACGCCCCCGAAGCTGTCCTTGATCTGCCCACCCTGCTGCACTAACACCGTGAACCACGGCATGCCGCCCTGCAGGCTGGTGAAGATGTCGGTGAACTGGGCGGGCAACTGCCGCATGGCATTGCTGGTCTGGCCAGCGGTGATACCTAGTTGCGTCACCGGGTTATTGGCAGGCAACGGCTCGCCCGCCTGTTTGCGTACGTCGGCCAGCTGCCCGCGCAGCAACGCGAGGCCTTGCTTGATGTCGTTCACGTCCGCACTGATGCGGACGCGCAGATTTGCAGAAGGTTCGGCCATCTATCTGGTCAGGTCGTTGAGGTACTTGGTAAAGGCGGCAGGCTCGGCGCCCATCGCCATGCGCACGGCATTGGCCGTCGCAGCTTCCTGCTGGTGCCGCTGCGCGCGTTCATCGCGTGCGGCGGCAGCGGCGAATGCCCTGGCTTGCGCCAGGGTGTAAGTCAGGACGTCTCGGCGCTGGTGGCCGCGGGCGACGAGGAAGTGGACGATGTCGGCCCAACCGGTGGCGGTTGCATCGCGACCATCGCCGGGATGGCTTTGCCTGCCGCCTGTATCAGGGTCGGCAGGCGCTGGCCGAAAAAATCCTGGTTGAGCTCCACCACCGTTTCCACCAGCGTCGCCGCATCGGCCAGGCTGCCGCTGGCAATCCACTCTTCGGGTTTGCCGGTGACGAGCGCACCAGCCTTGGCGAACGCCTGCCCGTCCTGCTCCAGCACGTCCATCATCAGCGCCGCCACCTCGATGGTGGCGCCTGCGCTAACTAAGCTCGCGGCGACGATTACCCTGCCGATGATCGGCCGGGTCGCTTTGATGAAGGGTCCGATCTGCGCCAACGTCAGCGGCGCCACTTCCAGCAGCTCGCCGCGGAAAGTGATCGTGCGCGTGGGCGGCGTCAGGATGTCGATGTCGTCGCTCACTTCTCGGCATCCCAAGTGAAGTACTGCGACACGCCTGCCGGCTTGCTGGTGTCCTTGCTAAGCCTGCCGGTAACGGTGCCAGCACCGTACTGCTCACCGATCAACGCTAGCTCACCGATCACGCCACCGGACACGCGGTAGGCCTGGGCGCGCACCTTCTTGCCGCTGCGCGCTTCGTTGAAGCCCAGAAACAGCAGCTCGTACTCTTCGTTGGGATTGACCAACGCCTGCAAGCGCTCGGCCGCGCCGAAGCTGTAGGTCACCTTGATGTTGGCTGCACCGTCCACCGGGTCGGTGATAGCCGAATCCGCCGGCACATAAAGCGCGCCGCTCTTGATGTCCCAATCCTTGCCCTTGGCGTACACCGCAGCGCCAGTGGCCGGCTTCACCGCGGTGATCTCGGCGGCTAGGTTGGCTAACGGCGTCACGCCGTCTTTGTAAGCCACCACGGCCTCATCCACTGCGTTACCGGCCACGATGCTTGTGGCGGTACCGCGCAGCACGTCGGCGAAGTTCTCCGCGCTGAAGTCGTGCATGGTGAAACTCACTTGCACGCCGGTGATGCGATCGACTGAGTTACGGTTGCCGCCACCGGGCTGTGTATTGTCGAGCAGAGTGATGGGATTGGTCTGCGGCGAAAAGCTGAATGCCGAGCAGTTGCCGACGCCGCGGAACGCCTTTGGCGCACCACGCTTGCGCAGGTGCAGCTCGCCGCTACCCAGGTAGCTGTAATCGGGGGAAGTGATGGGCATAGATGCTCCTCGTAAGTGCCGTGGGCGGCGTCAGTTGATGGGGATGTGGGTTTGGTAAGTGAGCAGCGCGCCGATCCAGCTCATGCCCGCTTCGGGCTTCACCGGCTCCATGGACACGTACTGTGGAAACTGGATGCCGTGGGGGTAGCGAAACTGCTGGTCGGCCATCGCCAGTTCGATGTCGGACACCAGCGCGTCCAGTTGGCTCTGCGCGGTATCCAGCGGCGCAGGCGCCTTGGCGATGATCACCAGCGTGGTCAGCCGGTGCGTGCGGGTCAGTGCGCTTTCGCTGGCGCGCTGCTGCTTGGCCACCAGCACGGTCAGCACAGCGGTCGCGTCCTCGTCGACCTGGCCCGGCTCCAACGTGAGGCTGGCGCCGGCATCGGTCTGGTAACCGCTGGCGCGGCTGATGCCCTGCAGACAATCGCCCACCGCCGCGCGCAGGCTCTCGCGCGGGCTAGCCATGGTCGGCCACCCACTGGCTGATGGATTCGTCCTGCCGCACGCGCTCCGCCAGTACCAGCGTCTCGCCGGGCAGCAGCAGCCGGCCGCGTTTGGCCGGCTGCACCTGTGCGCGCTGGAAGGTCACCAGCGTGTAGCCAGTGCTCACCGGCGCAAGGTCGCTGCCAAAGTCACGCACATCGCGATCGATTTGCACCGTGCACGGCACCGATTCGGCAGCGTCTGGTGCCTGGTAGCGTGCATCGCCATCAGCCAGTCCCACCTCAGCGAAGGCCGAGAAAGCAGCTGCATCGAAGGCTTGCAAAAACTCGCGCTGGCTCATGCGCGCACCTTGGCGATCGCGCTTTGGATGGCCTTGTCCAGCTCGCGGTTGAAGTAGAACGGCATCAGCTTGTCCCAGGTGCGCTGGGCCAGGCCGTAGATGTCGTAACGCGGCGTGTAACTGGCGCGCGTGGTGAACACGAACACGCTGCGCACCGCACTGCCGAAACCAGTGCCGATGCGCTCGTAGATACCCGGCGCCAACTTGCCGCGCTGGCGCTGCAGCGCGAAGTAGCGCCCACCGCGACGCACGGTGCGTTGCATCACCGCCACTGTGTTCAAGCGTGTACGCCCCAGATACTCAGCGCGGCTGCGCTCATTGCTGGGCCGCTTGGGCTTCTCGGTGTTGGCATTCTGGTAGGCGTCGCGTTGCGCGCCCAGCTGCGACAAGATCGCGGTCACCTGGCCGCCCGGTACGTTGCCGTACTGGTCAGTGCGTGCCCCGCGGCCGGTGACCGCGAACTGCCCGGCCGGCATCAGGCCCTTGGCCTGCAGCAGCACCTCAAAGCCCTTCTTGCGGCGCTGCCCGCCGTCCACTTCCGTACGCAGGTACTTCGCCGGCGGCGTGCCCTTGAAGGCCTCATCGCGCAGGAAGATCTCGGCAAACAGGCGGGCTTTGGTCGCCTTGCGGTACATCGCGGCGTTGATCGTCAACGACGTCGGCCGGTCGAACACACGCGGCGCGGTGCGCTTCCATACCTCGCGGATCTCGTAGGCAATGGCGTTGCACGCCTGAACGATGGCGAACGGCAGCTGCTCGCGCTCCAGCGCACTGAACTGACGGCCCAGCAGGTTGTCGGCATCCACCGCGATGCGGATCTGGCTCACGGGCTGCCCTCGCCAGCGGGGGTGCCCTGCACCTGCTCGATCTCGCCCAGGTTGGCCTCGTAGAACTCCAGGCAGCGCTTGCGCCCACGCGAGACGTCCAGCACCTGCTCCAGCGTGCCGTTCTTCACCCAGGGGCAGCGCTGAGTCAGGCGCCGATCGATCTCCACATAGGTACGCACCGGCACCGCAACCACGGCCGGCGCGGGTGTCACCACAATCGGGCGCGCCGGATCTGGCCGGGCAGCCTTGTTGCCACATCCAGCCAGCATTGCGGCCAGCAGCGCTGCAGTGAGCAGAGCGCGCATCAGTAACCTCCCAGGCTGGGGCATGCCGCGGCCAGCGCCTGCAGTGCAGCGGTGCACTCGGCCGGGCGTTGGTCGTATTCCTGTTTGAACGCCTTGGCGCTGCGGTCCGCGGCGGCCTTGGCGGCTTCGGTCTTGTCGCGCAGGCCGGCGTTGCGCTCCTGCAGCACACGCAGCTTCTCGGCCTCGGCGTTCAACTTGGCGGCGATGGTCGCCAGCGCAGCGTCCTTGTCTGCGTTATTGCGCTCCAACTCGGCGCGCTTGAGCTGCGCCGCCTCCAGGGCCGCGGTGCGATCGCTCTGGCACTGCTCCACTTGCCGCGTCACCACAATCACCTGCTGGCCCTTCCGGTAGGACGTGAGCGAGGCAATCGACAGCAGTGCGGCCAGCAGCGCACACACCACCTTGAGCCGGCTGCCCGGCTTGCGCAGCCACGTCAGCGCGTCGGCCGCCCAGCCGAACACCAACGCCGCCAACGCCTTGAAGAAGGCCAGGATATTCATCGGTCACTCTCCCGCCGGCGCCATGGGTAGATCAGCAGCACGGTCAGGCACACGCGCACGAGCAGCACGTACCAGGGCGCGGGCGTGTGCTGCGCCAGGTCGCGCAGGAAGATGCCCAGCATGCCGACAGCCAGGCCAATGAGGCAGGCGCCTCGCAGCGCCCAGGCGGCGCGATCGCGTACCCGCTCGCCGCCATGAAAGGTATGCAGCAGCTGCCAGGTCGTGGCGCAGAACACCGCCAGCGTGCTGACCAGGCTCAGGAGGTAGATGCTCACGCAGCACCTCCTGCGCGGCCAGCGAGGCGGTCGGACCACTTCTGCAGCGCGCCCAGGTAGTGCGGCAACATCGGCTTGATGATGAAACCACTCAGCCCGCTCACTGCGATGCCAATGCGGTGCACCGACGGAAAGTAGTTAGCCAGCGCCACCACGATCCAGCCGGCGGCCAGCGCAAATCCCAACACGAACAGACCCAGCAGGCCCACGCGCAGCAGCAGCGTCAGCCACTGCACGCCCGGGCCGCCGCTGGGCGCAGACACCTTGCCCACGTCGATCTCACTGAGCAGCAGCAGGCCCACCAACGCGCCCACCACTGCAGCCAGAAACCACGACTGCGGAATGCCCAGGAACAAGTGCTCACTACCAGTGATCACCTCGGTGACCACTGCACTGCCCGCGCTGGTAGCCACCAGCAACGCGGCCGTCTTGAGCAGCACAGTGGCGCCGCCGTCCATCACCGGGCAATCCCCGCCAGCTCCACGCCATCCCAGATGACCGCGTCGCCCCAGAAGTTGCCGCCGTTCTCGTGCGTGGCGATCGCCTTGGCCAACTGAAACGCGGTAGCCGGTGCTTCCACGTTGATACGCTGGTCCACGTCCACGCCCAGCGCGGTGGCGACTTGGCGCGCATACGCGCCGGTGTCGTTCTCCACCGGCGGCGCCCAACGGTTGATGATGCCGCGCACCGTGCGCAGGCCGTGCTTGCGCTGGTAGGTCAGCAGCGTTTTCACCAACGCACGGAAGCCGTATTCGGGCGTATCGAACACGGCAAAGCGTGCCTCGCGTGCGCGTGCAGCCGCGCTGCGGTCTTCGCCCTGCCAGGCCACGCCCGTGCGATCGATGTTGCCTGGATTGTTGTTCCGGACGCCGCGCGGCGGGGCCATGTGCTGATCCTTGGGTCAAGTCGAAAAGAGCCACCACCGCACGCGCCACCCGGGCATCTGCGTGCAGCGGTGGGTAAGGCTTAGGCAGCCACCGGCGTGGCAGTACCCGGGGTCAGGCGCACCAGCACTGTGGCGGCACCGTTACCGGCCGCCTCGATCGCGTAACCGATGTTGTTGGTGTCGCCGGCACCACCGGCAGCGGCAATGGCCTGCTTGGCGTCGATGTCCCAGTTGACCGCAGCGCCGACGGCAAACACGGCGGCAGGCAACTTGGGAAGTGCAAACACGCCTTCAACGTGCGCGGCGATGGTGTCGCCAATGGCGCCGTCGGTGACGGCAATGGCGACCAGCTTGCCGGTGGCGATCACACCGCCGCTGGTGACTGCAGCGGTCAGGGTGACGTCCAGCACACGGCCGTCTTGATATGCGTTTTTCATGGGGAGTACTCCAGATGCGAAAGACACCGCACCGCGCCTGCGGTGCGGCAGGCGGTTTACTGGCCGGGGTTCTTGTAGATGCCGCGGTAGTCGGCGATGGCCGGCGCCGCGTCCATGCGCACCTTCCAGGCCACACCGTCCACGGTGAATCCCTCGTGCTGCTCCAGGTACGGCGTCTGGTTGCCGTCCAGGTAGCCCACCACCAGCGCATCCACGTAAGCCGAGTTGGCCAGGCCGTACCATGCTTTCGGGTCTGCACCATCCAGGCGGCCGTCGCTCTCCACCTCGAAGGTGTTGCGCACGATGTTGGGCGTGGTCTGGTTGTTGGCCCCGCCAACCGCGTACTCGGCGGCACGCACGGTCAGTGCGGCACCGGAGAGCGCCACCGGCGTCAGCAGGGTCTTCATCGGCACGCGGATAACGTTGCCGTCGGCATCCTTCTGCAGCGCCATGCGCGCCTGCATGGCGCTGACACTCTCGGTGGTGATCGTCGCCGCCGGCAGCAGGTTGCCGTGGTCGGCATGGAACAGCGCTTTGCCGTCGGCCAGCCGCGGGTTCTTGGTAATCAGCTCGAACACCGCCTTGGCCAGCGTGCGCTTGGCAGCCTGGCCCATTTTGCGCGGCACATCGCTGAAAATGCCCAAGTCGTCATTGATGATGGCCTGCCGGGTGATGGTGAACAGCCGGCCCCAGGTGACGATCTGCATCGACTGCGACTGCTCGCTGAAGGTGCCCTGCTTGTACTCACCGCCCTCGCGTACCGGCAGCAAATCGGAGAACGCGCCCAGGCCCACCAGGTTGGTCGGCTTGAAGTCCGGCACGCTCACCGCGCGGGTGAACTCGCTGAAGCGCTCTTCCACTTCCTGGTAGCCCTGCAGCACCGAGCGGCGCGCGGCATCGCCAAGCAGTGCCGGGAAGTCCGAGGTGGAATGGGTGAATGCCATACCGACGATCTCGCGCCGGTCCATGCCGCGCGGATTGACGCCGGCCTGCACCAGGCACTCGCGTGCCATCTCGGCCAGCGAGTGGCCGCGGTACGGGTTGTCTGCTGCGGCCTGCGCCATGCCCACGCGCGCCTGGATGGCGTTGGTCATCGCCGCACGCACGTTGTCGCGCTGGTCGCCGCCGGCCACTACGCCAGCACGGCCGTTGAGCGGCTCGCCGTTGCGCCCCATCAACGCCAGGATGTGGCGGCCTACGTTGTCGGCAGTAACGTTGGGGTCGGCAGCGGCAATGACGCCATCCACATAGGCGCGGATCTCCGCATTGCCCATGTGCGGCTCGGCCATCGCCATGATGTCGGTGTTGCGCCCGCGCATTGCCACCAGCGCGGCCTGCACGGCAGCGGCGGCATCCGGCGCGGCGGCAACTACCGGTGCCGGTGTGGCCGCAGCCGACGGAGTCACGGTGGTGGTCGTGGTTGCACCCTGCCCGCCACCGGCGTTGGCGAGGATGCGGAGATAGGTTTGCTGGGTCATAGGATCCTCGATGTGGCCAACAACGGCCGTTTGGGTGACCTCGGGAAGTGAGGCGAAAATGCTGGGACTGAGCGCGGCGGCGATGTGCCCGCGTAGCTGCGCGGCAACCGGGGCCGGCGCTTGGGTGATGGCCTGCAGGTAGCCGGTGAGCGCCACAACGCAGGCGCTCTCGGCGCGGGCGGCGGCCGTGGTGTTTGCCACGCGGTCGGCAAAGCCGAACTCCACTGCCTGCGCGCCGGTGTACCAGTGGTCGGCACCGTCGGTGAGCAGTTGCTCTACTTCGCTGCGCTTGCCGGTCTTGGTTGCGTAGGCCTCCAACATCGCGCCGGCATGCGCGTCCAGCGCGGTCGCGTATTGGCGGAACGAGGACGCGTTGCCGGCGGCAATCGTGTGTGGCGCATGCACCATCAGCAGCGAGCTGGCATACATCACCACCTCGTTGCCGGCCATGGCGATCAGCGAGGCGATCGATGCCGCCTGGCCGTCCACAAACACGACCTTGTGCGCGGCGTGCTGGCTCAGTGCGTTGTAGATGGCCATGCCATCGGCCACCACGCCACCACCGCTGTTGATACGCACGTGAATCGTGCCGGCGGTGATCTGGCTGATTTGCTCGGCCAACTCCAGTGCGGAGACCGATTCCGACCACAGGCTGTCGCCGATGGTCCCGTAGATCATCACCTCGGCCACGTCGTTCGCGCGGGCCTCGATCTTGAGAAGGCAAGGGCCGAGCGCCTGGCCGGCATCGGGGAGCACGCGGCCCAACGCCGCGGTCAGTGCAGTGGATCGCATAGTCAGATGTCCCTCAACATGTCGCGCGAAAGGTCGGCGCGCAGCTGCGCGCGGGCTTCCGCTGGTGCCGGCGTGGCCGGCTGCAATTGCTGCTGCTGTTGCTGCCAGTCCTGGCGCTGGCGCAGCACTTCGTCGGGGTTATTGCCGTACTGCAGCGTGTTCTGCTGCGGGCTCACCCAGCCGCGGTCTTCGGCCTCGCCCTTGGCGTAGGCCTCCTTCAGCGGATCGATCCACGGCATGATCGGGCGCACATACGTAGACGCCGCCAAATGGCGCAACGACCAGCCGCGCGGCAGGCGCACCTTGCCGGCGAGCACCGCCGCCTCGACAAAGCGCTGGCGCTGCGGCCGCACCGAAAGCGCAATAAAGCGCTCGGCCAGCATCAGGTAGCTGCCCCACTTCTCCACCAGCTCCTGCCGCTGCGCGGAGTAGGTGCCGTTGTAGTCCAGCGACAGGCTGGAATAGCTCACTCCGATACCGCCAGCCGCAGCGCGCAACTGTTCCTTGCGCCAGGTCGCCGCATTCGGATTCGGGCGATCGGTGCCCAGGCTTTCGATGGATTCGCCTGGCAGCAGGTCGTCAAAGATGGCGCCGGGCGCCATGCGCAGTTCGCGCACCGGCACGCCTTGCTGCATCAGTGCGACGCCGCCCAGGCCCTCACCGGCCGGCTGGTAGATCTCGCCCGAGCCCTTCTTGATTTGGAACGTCATCGACGCAGCCACCTTGGCCGCGATGCGTTCGGACTCTTCGTAGTCCTTGACGTCTTCGAAGCGCGACATCGCGCTAGCAAACACGCTCAGGCCGCGCACCTGGTGCAGTCGCTTGAGGTTCGCGATGCAGTGCATCACCTCCGCGCTCACGCGCTTGGTTTCCGTGGTCCAGCCGAGCTGGTCGCCGGGATGCTGCTTGTACACGTGGTAGGCAACCGGGCGGCCCCACGCATTGCGCTCCACGCCCTGCAGGATGTTGCGCGCCGGGTCATTGAAGTCCAGCGGCACAAGGTCGGCCTCCAGCATCTCGATGCTGTATGGCACTCCGCCGCCGTGCTCCAGATACGGCACGGTGCCGACCAGATCCTGATAGAACGCTTCGCCATCACGCAGCCAGCTGCGCGCCAACAATTGCTGGCACGCGCCGTAGTCGTGGGCGCGCGTGACTTCGGGTGCGTCCCACCACACGTCCCACAGCTCATCCAGCTGCAGGGCAAGTTCGCGGTTGATCGGCTGGCCCGGCAAGCGCGGCGCCGACAGCACGTCGATGCCGGAGCCAACCGTATTCTGCACCAGTACGTTGAGCGCGTTGTCGGCCAGGTCCAGGTCGCGCTCAAGGTGGCGCGCCTGGTCACGCAACTGGCGTGCATCCATCCCGGCAATGGCATTACCGCTACCCCAGTCGCGCGCCAGCTTGCGGCTGCGCGATGGGCGCGTGACTTCGTGGGCACGCGCAACCACGCGGAGTTGTTGCTCGCGCACGGCTGTCCGCGCCTCGATGGCGCGCACGTTGCGGTCAGTGGAGATGGCGACGCTTAGACGGTCGCGGGCGATGCTTGCAGAGGCCATCAGGTCCGGCCACCGAAATCGACCGTGGCCCAGCGAGCACGACGGCCGGCACCGGCCTCGCGATCTACGGCCGCTTGCCACTCTTGCCGGCCCTTGCGGATCTCTGCCAGATCCGCTCGGGTGAGCATGCGCTCACCGAACCGAAAGCTCTGCCCTTGCAGCACGGCAATCTCTGCCTGCTGGTAAGTGGTGAGCATTTCCTGAGTCGTCTTCATGACGAATCAGGCTAAGGGCACTGCTTTCCAAGAGCTAAGATTTATCCAAACATCAACATCCCTATGTCAATGATTCAAAAGCATATTTTCCCTTCCCCGTCTCGATATCAACTGGATCTCTGGACTGAGCAACTTGGGCGGATGCCTCAATTTCTTCCCCTGTTCCATTCGCCCGCCTCACTCCGAGTAATATGCAGAAGGCCTAACAGAGAAACGCCATGGACAGGACGAGACGTCTTTTAGAGGTTGGATATTTTCCGACTCAGCTACCGCCGGCGTTTTCTACTGTACAGCTCGCTGAGCACTGGCAAGAGCTTCTTGTGGACTGGGTGAAGTACAAGCCCTTAGGTGACCCTCCAAAATGCCCCCCGGCTAAGACCGAGATATTTAGTGTTGCCAGGGCTGGGCACCGACGGCGCGTGACTGGCATAACCAATCCAATCTGCCAAACACATTTATCGATTTACATCGCTACGCATTGGGGCGAAATACTCAAGCATTTTCGCAAAAGCAAGCTCAGTTCAAGCCGGCCAAGAATCCAACGAAAAAGCGAGCGAGCTGCGGTAATTCCGACCATGAAGCTTCATGCAGAGGCAACTTTGCAAAAATCGGCAGGATTCAAATATGCATTGCGCACCGATGTGTCTAGATTTTTTCCAACCATATATACACACTCAATTCCATGGGCATTGCACAGCAAAAGTGTCGCCAAAGCAAATAGACAGGACAGGTTAAATTACTTTGGCAACCTGCTGGACGAGGGTTCTAGACAACTTCAAGATGGTCAAACAATTGGACTTCCAATTGGCCCCGATACGTCTCATATAATAGCCGAGATTATTGCTGTCGCGATCGACGAGCACTTTGAAAGACTCCTAACCATGGAGCGCGGCGGCTTTAGATATGTTGACGACTACTATCTATTCTTCACTTCAAGAGCTGACGCAGAAAATGCTCTCGCAGCCCTAACAAAATCACTCAGGGAATACGAGCTACAAATTAATTTTGAGAAAACAAGAATTTGCGAGACAGTCGAACTGTCGGATGATTTTTGGAGCCACCAGCTAAAGGCCTTTGAAATATCAACAACAGGACGTGCGCAAGCAAGGGATATACATTACTTCTTTGAGCTAGCCAAAAAACTAGCAAAGGAAAATTCCGACGAAAGCGTAATGCTCTATGCCATCAAACGAGCATCCTCCTCCCTGATAAGAAGGGAAAACTGGCCAGCGTTTATGGCCCAACTATGCCACGTAGCTATAGCTTTTCCAAATACACTACAGCAAGTCGCCCGTATTCTCTCAACCTACCAAAATGTGGGTTACCCAACAAAGGTCGCTTCTATCGGGCGCATGGTAAACGCTATTGTAAGTGAGCATGCTCCTCTAGAACATCATAGTGAAGTGACTTGGTGCCTTTGGATGTGCAAATCCCTTGGAATTATGCTCTCAGAGGCAAACGTCTCCAGCGTAGCTGAAATGCGAAGTTCTGCCTGCGCCCTGATTCTGCTTGACCTATTCAAATCCGGCCTGACTGCAAAACCGCCTGCTTCGATTTTATGGACGACTCTTCAGTCCAAGGAAGACTTATACGGAGATATGTGGCTACTATGTTATGAAGCAGGAATACGGAACTGGGGCGGGTTTTCCTTTACCACCATACTGGCAGATGAATATTTTAAGCACCTAGCTGCACTAGATATACACTTCTACATCCTAGACGCAGAATTGAAGCCCATCTTCACCTTGGACGCAGCAGCAATAACTGAAAGGAAAGCGTTGATCGCCAATGACTTTTTAGCCCTGTTCGAAGAAGATGACATCGAAGATTATCTAGAGTTTGACGACGATCCGAGCGGATACGGCAACACTGTCTTAGATGAGGACGAGGACGAAGATGAGGATGAGGATGAAGAGGAGCACGAAGATGAGTATGAGGACGAGGATGAGGATAACGACCGGGACGCTGATGATGACTTCGAAGACGAAGATGACTCGGACGAGGAGCCCGATGACCTCTATGACAACCTTGATTACTTTGACAGATAAGATAACCGTCTCATTCCGCCATACATGCTAGACATCACGTGACCGAGCCTTTGTTCCGCCCGGGAATAACACGTAGAACGTCGACCTGGAAAGATCGAACCTCTTTAGAATTTCGCCTACTGACGCCCCTTGCATAAGCGCACTCCTAATATCCTCTAGCGGGTATGTGCGTCGCGTGGCTGGAAAATATGGCTGTTCACCTGCGAAACACCTCATCACGGATTTAACGAAGGGTTCTGCCATCTTTTCGCTAATCCCAATGTCTCGCTTCATCGCGTCGAGGATTCGTTCTCTCAACTCTTCGGAAGATTGCACGCGCTTACCCACTATAGCCCCCAGCCATCTCGTGCAAAGCCTCTACTCCGAAGCGTCAATGCCGCTTCTTCTGGTGCGGTGGCTCGCCCGCTAGGAGAATTAGGGATTGCAAGGTTGGTTCCACGGGAATCGTCGGCGGCGGCCGCTCTAGCTCTTGCGAGAATGCTTTCCGCCACCGCGTCCCAATCAGCCCTTGTATATCGATGCATCCGCACCTCTGCGTGGTGTACTGCTGCGTATGCATACACCCACGTATCAAGCGGCTCATTGCGCACCACTCGCTTCTCGAATCGGTTCTTCACCGGGTTATAGACTTCCGACACTAGCCCCGGGAAGAACTCTGGCGGCAGCTGATCACTGAAGTGCACCAACCGCGCACCTGCCTGCCGCTCAGCGTCGGCCGAAAGCCGGCTGTAAAGGTAGTGCTTCGCGGCGACACCTCCCACGTGATAAATCGTAATACCGCGCCTGTCGGTCCGCCCACGCCAAGTCACATCTGCTAGCTTGCCCTTTGACAGGATCGGCGCGTTATTGGGCACGGCGCCGAAGATGCACATTGGCCGCGTAATGAGCCGCTGCCGCACGTAGTGCTTCACTGCTTCGGTCCGGTGACCACCGGCATCGATGGCGGTGGCCAGCGGCCGCAGTTGGGCGCCGTCTTCGCGCTCGATTGGTCGGTTGAGCAGATCGGTCAGCGCTACCCACACCGCTTCCTCCGCCGGGTCGCCGGGCAGCTCTACGTAGTCCAGCGTCCAGGCGGCCATGCCCCTGCCCCAACCGACGATATGCACCGCCAGACGATTGTCCTGGGTATCCACACCCACGGTGATGGCCAGCACGCCACGTGGTGCGTGCCGCAGGCGGTATGGCTCGGCACGATCGGCGATGACGTTGTGCTTCACCGCCCGCATCGACGGGTCCTCCCACGTCTCCGCCAGCCGGTCGTTGATGAACGTCTTGAGCGATGCCGGGTCGTTCTGCGCGTCCATCCACTCGCGCGCCAAGTCCGCCCACCGCGGCCCCAGACCGAACTGATAGTAGAGGCAGTTGATCGTGTAGCCCCGCACGTCCGAGTCCGGGTTAGCGGCCACCCAGCGGCCGGCGGCGATCATCTCGGTCTTGTGGTGTTCTTCGATCGCGGAGCCGCAGTCGCTGCACCCGTACCAAGCGTGCTTGGCATCAGGCGACCACACCAGGCCGCTCCAGCTCAGCGCCTGGTAATGGCCGCAATGCGGGCATGGCACGTGGAACCGGCGCTGGTCGCTCTTTTCGTAGAGCTTGGCAATGCGGCTCAGCCCCGCGATCCCGGGGGTGCTGATGTAAAGGCGCTTGTAGGTGGAAGGAAATGACGAAGTGCGCCCGTCCAGCATCTTGACCGGGTCGTCGCCGGTAATCAGCTGCTGCGGCGCCTCGTCGATCTCATCGACGCCCAGGTATTTCACCGTCGTGGATTTCAGGCGCTGCGGGCTGCCCATATGCTCCACGTAGAGCTGGCCGCCGGCGAAGTCTTTGAAGGTGCGCTGGTTGGCGCTGTCGCGGCTGGCGGTGCTGCTGAGCGCGCGACGCACCGCCGGGCACACCTCGATCATCGGATTCAACTTCTGGGCGATCCACTTGTTCATGGAGGCCTCGCCAGGCAGCGCGTACATGATCGGCGCCGGTGCGTAGTCCATCCAGTAGGCAATCGCGTTGGTGGCCAGCTGGCTCTTACCGAATTGGATCGGGAACATTGCCACCAGCTGGTGCACCGAGCTGCGCGCAGACATCGCGTCCATCGGCTCGCGCAGCGGCGGGTTACGGTCGGTGACCCAGCGTCCCGGCTTGCTGCTGCCTTTGCTCGACAAGCGCATATGCTCATCGCACCACTGCGACACGGTAAGCGGGCGGCGCGGCTGCAACGCACGCGCTAGCACCGCATTGATGCGGAGGGATGCCGATGTGTTCAAAGGGCCACCTCGTAGCGACGCACCGGCTTCAACACGATGCGGATGGCACGCACTGCATCGGCCTCGAGTCGGCGCTGACTGGGAACAAGGCCGCAGCAAATCATCAGCACGACGGCCGGCGTGTACAGGTACGTCCACCACCAAGCCACGCGCACCATCATCGTGTATCGCTGCTTGTTCATCGCGTTGCTCCTTGGTCTTGGCACATGCCGTTTTCGTGAAAGGCCGCCTGGTCGAGGTAATGCCGCACTCGCTGCTCGCGTACGGCGCCGTAGAAGTGCGGATCCACTGCCGCGATTTCCGCGGCCGCGCGATATGCCCTGGCCAACTCTGGGTCGCACTCTCGGATGAGGTGGCGTTGGTTGTTGTCCGACCTCACCCCTCGACCTCCGCCGGCTTGGTAGCTGATCGGAAACCGCGGCTCATCTCTTCCAGCGCATGGGTCAACTCGTCCCACAGCAGCTGCCGCACCCTGGCCTCATCGGTCGCTGCGGCCAGCTGCGGGGCCAGCGTGTCAGGGATGCGCTCCAGCGCCACGCGCAGGCCTGTTCCCGCTTCGGAGATGGCCTGCTCCACGTCGGCGCGCGGCAGCAGTTCGCCCAACTTCTCGGCCAGCTCGATCTGCGCCATCTGCGCATCCGTCTCGGCCTTGTCCGCCAGCGCCTTGGCCTTGCGCTTGGCGTCGCTGGTCTGTGGCTCGTCGCTCTCGTCCTGCTCGTCGCTGCCCTCGCCCACCAGCGCCGCGCCGCGGGCCTCGGTGTGGCGCGCAGCAACGCCTGCACGCGACGGGTCGCGGGTCAGCTCGTACAGCGCCAGGGAAGCGCTCTTGAGGTAGCCCTTGCCGCCCTCGGCCTGCACCAGGCGACCGTTGCGCTTGAGCTCCACGATGTAAGACGGCCGGCAGCCGATGTAGGCCGCCAGCTCCTTGCCCGTCACCACCACATCGTTGTCCGTCATACCCAGTGCTCCACTTCTTCCATTTCTTTCAACGCCAGCAAGACAGGAAAAAACGCGCGCGCGTGAGCGTGTGCGGCCTGTGCGGGAACATGTGCGGGACGCGAATCGCCTGAAACACCCGTGGCAGTAGCGATGTGCGGAATGTGCGGGATGTGCGGGCACACACACACGCGGGAGGGGCCTTGCACGCCTGCGACGGGCGCACGCCCCCACGCGCCCGCGCCCACGTAGCAAGCAAAACGCCCGCACATCCCGCACATCGCTACTGCGCCAAGCATTTGCGCCCGCACAGGTGCCCGCACACCGTCCCGCACGTCCCGCACATCAACAGGCGTAGTACTCATGCACGCCCCTTGTATTCGTTGAAGGCCCCGCGAAAGCCCACCACCTCGGTGCCCAGCCAGGCCGATTCGGTCTGTTCGTCCGGGCAATTGGCGTTGCCCAGCAGCAGGAATCCATGCGGGCCGTGGCTGGTCTGCTCGATGAGGTAGCGCTTGCGCGCGCGATCGGGATGCGTGATGCCGCGCTTGCGCACCAGCGCGTTGATGAACTTGGGTGACGGTGCAGGCTTCACGCCTTCGCGGCCGCACCAGACCTTGTAGACCTCGTACCACTCCTTCGAGGGCGCCGGCCGCGGCTTGAGCCCGGGAATGTCCTGGCCGTACAGCTCGTCGAGGAACCGCTGCGGGCTGTCCTGCCCCAGGTTGATCAGCTCGGCCTTCGCCGCCGTCATCGGCGGATTGGTGCCATTGGTGAAGTCGCCCAGATCCACCTGCAGCAAGTAGTGGTGCAGCGCTGCGGTGCCGCCGGCGCGGATCTCTCCCAGCACCTCCTGGTAGAACTCGGCCGGCAGCTTGTCCGGCGTCCAGATTACGGCGTGCCGGCGGTCGTCTTCCTCGAGCACCACCGGCATCGCCTCGTTCGAGAGGAACACCAGGTTGGCGTGGTTGTCTTCCTCGTAGGCCTGGATATTCTTCGGGTTGATCCGGATGCGGTCGCCCGTGATCAGGGCCTTCAGCTTGTTCTTGAGGTGGTACACCTCGGTGCGTGCCACCACTTCGTCGGCCAGCAGGAACAGCTTGCGGCTGGCCCAGTCGTTGAACTTGTCCTCCAGCGCTGACTGGTCCAGCACGCGGCCGTATTCGCCGAACAGCTTCATGTACTCGTCGAAGAACATGTTCTTGCCGGTGCCCTGCGGCCCGTGGATCACGATCGTCGATTTCATCTTGGCGCCTGGATGCTGCAGCGGGTACGCCAGCCACTTGAGCACCCAGTCGTAGAGCATCCGCTGGTTGGCTTCGTTGCCGCACATGTGCCACAGCAGCTGCAGCAGATTGTCGCAGGTGCCCTCTTGCGGCACCGTCGGCCAGCCAGCAAACAGGTTGCAAGTGATGCCCGGCTTGCAGCCCGACGGATCGAAGTCCACCTCTTGCACACGCACGATGGCGCGTTGTGGGCTTTCCAGCCACGCACGGTGCAACTCGCGGCGCACGCACGCATCGCGCATGTCGCCCAGCGCCACTAGCATGTGCTCCTGGTGATCGAACACCGTGCCGCCCTGCCCGTACACCAGCGCAAAGCGGCTGAGCAGTGTGTCGATGCTGTCGATCGGCTTGAGGAGGGCCTTCCCCGCGCCCCCGGTGCTGGGGATGGAAGCGGCGCGTGTCTCTACCGGCGCACGCCACGACAGCTCCGTAATGCGGGCCTCCACCTGCGCACGCACCACGTGTAGCCCTTCGGCCAGGTGCAGGTCGTTGAAGTCGCTGACCTTGCGGCCGTGCTCGATGAATGCCGCGCGCCGTCCGACCTCTTCTGCGAAGGCCGGCAGCAAGGTCGCGCCGTGCACATCGAGTGCGGCCGCACTCGCGCCGAGCATGCCGGCGTTCTCGGCCTTATGGTCTTCGCCACAGGTGGGGCAAGTCTTCGGGTGCTCGGTGAGCACCAGGCGCGATTTGCACGCGCGGCACTTCTGCAGCGTGTCGTCGTCGCCGCAGATCAGCACCTTGGTGCTGCGGTAGCGCTTAGCCAGGGCGCTGGCCACTGGCATCAGATTGCCGGCATCGAAGGCCACAGCCACCGGGTAGCCGGTGGCCATGTGCAGACTGGCGGCAGTGGCGTATCCCTCTGCCACCAACAAGATCCACTGCGGCGTGCCTCCAATCAGATGGAAGTGCCCACGTTTGGCGAGGCCTGCAGGCCAGAATTCCTTCACCGGCTTGCGTTGCTGGTCGGCCTGCTTGGCCGTCCGCAGCAGCTGCAGCCCATGGATGGCGCCATTGCCGTCGAGCAGCGGCACCACCGCAATGCCCGAGCCGCCGTAGCGCAGGCCAAAGCCCTGCACGCCCTTGGCCGCAAGGTAGTCCGATTCGCCATCGTGCAACGCCTTGCCCCACGCGCGCGTGGCGCGCTCGGCGGCGCGGCGGTTTTCCTCCTGGCGTGCGGCTTCTGCGCGGCGGCGGTCTTCCGCCAGGCGGCGCTTCAGTGCTTCGCGCTGCTCGGCGGTGAACTCGCTGTCGCGCTTGCGTAGCTCCACCTTGATCGCGCCGTTGTCGTTGCCGCGCCAGATCCCGTAGGTGCCAACAATCAGCACATCGCTGCCATTGGTCTGCAGCTCGTGCAGCACATACCAGCCGCGCCGCTCCCGTGAGCCGTCCACCTTGCAGCGGACCATGCGGCCGCTCGCATCCAGGCTGTCGAGGATCAGGCCGGCATCGCGCAGCTGGCCAAGTACATCGTCGTAATTCGCCAACATTCAGTAACTTCCAGCCGCGCTATCTACCAAGGAGACGGGGTCCGAATTACCCGCATCGGGGGTCGGCCAGGAGGACCCATCGCCCGGAGCTGAACCGCTCGTTGTCGCGTTCAGATTCAGTGCCCCGCCCTGCCCGCGCGTGCTTTCCGTCGCCTCCCGGGGAGATGGGGCGCAGGGCAACGGCAACACGCCTTGCGCGTGCTCGTCAGCGGCGTCTGCGCGGCGCAAGCGCTCGCGCTCTGCCAGTGCGTCATCACCCGCAAGGCCAGGTACATCGCCATACAGCAGCTGCAATGCCTCAGCCACATAGCGCTGCGCGGTGGCGCTCAGCATGCGGGTGCGTGGCGCGCGGTCGATGGTCATCTCAACCACGCTTCCGACCTTTGGCGGCCGCCCGGCGCACGTTGCGCTCCAGGCGGTGGCACATGGTGCGGATGGCCTGCAGCTCGTCCACCATCAGGTCGGCTTCCTGCAGCGACAGGTGCGCATCGTCCAGCGCTTCCAACGCCACGCCGGACAGGCGCCCTGCGTGCTTGGCCACATGCAGCAGCTTGGCTTGCATCGCCGCCACCTCGTCCGGCCAGCCGTTGTCGGGCGCCGGCGGTACGAAATCCATCGCCAGATCGAACTGCGCCCCCAGCGATTGAATCCAGCACGTCGCCTGCGCCTGCCCGGCGCTCAGCTCTTGCATCCACTCGGTGAGCATCTCCGCCATCTCCATCGACAGCGACTCACCCTCCAGACCGCGCAGCTTCTTGCGCAATGATTCGGCCGTGATGGTCTTGCCGCGACGCTCCGTCAGGTAAGCTGCCGCCGCGCGCACATTGCCTGGCATCTGCGACACCGCGTTGTACAGCGCGTCGCGCCAGTAGATGTCTGAGCGTTGGCACGTCATCGCGCGCCACCCTGAAACATCGCGCAGTTCATCGTGGTGACGGCCTGGCCGGCCGACGCATCATGTGGGTCATGCACACCAATACCCCACTCCTGCGATTCACTGCCTTGCGGCGCTACGACGTGCGCGCGGGCATTGGCGATGTTGTCGCCATCTTCTTTGTCGCCGAGGAGTCCGGAACAAAACGATGCACCTGCAGCACAGAGGATCAGCGTAGCGAGTGCACTGCGAGCAACCCTGTGAAGGCCTGAGCACACCCCGGCCTTCATGCGCACCGAGCTTCCTTCGTCAAAGGCTTGCATTTCATTTCACCTCGCTCTGTGCCGGTGCGATGGCGACGCATGCGATATCCGCCGGAAGTCCAAACACATCAGGGCGCAGGTCGCCGCGCGGAACGAGGCCAGACGTTGCGAGATCAATACGATTGGCGAGGGAGCCACTGGCTGTTTTATGACCCCGAGCGATCATGTAGAGCGTCAGAACGCTACAGCCCGCAGCGCTAGCGATTTCAGCGAAAACTTTGCACGCGGCTGTCCCGCTGCCGCCTCGACACTTCGCATATTCGGTCAGATTCATAGGCCGAACGTTACCGTTTCGGTTAGATGCAGTCAATACCGTTTTGGTTATTTACCGGAATGGTAAGCATCCGGACCATTGATGGCATGGATGCCAATACCGCTCGCACAGAAAACATGCGCCGCCTCGTCGCCGAGGCGGGTGGCCCAGCTGAGTGGGCGCGACGCCACGGCCGCGATCGATGGCAACAGGCTCAGGTGAGCCAGTGGATATCTGAGGCCAAGCCGAAAGGGATTGGACGCAACCTGGCACGCGATCTTGAAGCAGCGATGGGTCTATCGCCCGGCGAGCTCGACCGGCCTCCTTCGGGAGCGTCTCAGGATCCAAGACTCGAACGCGACATAGTCGAGGCCGCAGTGAAGTTGGTGCGGGAGCTGGACGCAATGTCGCCCGTCCCTCCTCCGCCCGAAACGTATTCAACCCGCCTCTACATCGCAATGTTGGTTGCCAGAGAGGAAGGGGCGAGTGGAATCATCGAGGGCCAGGATCTGGTTGGCGCCCTGCGCCGCTTCGCTGCGGAGCTCAGAAAAGCCGGGTGAGGAGGTGTAAGTGGGGATCAGCGATGATCGCTTGAAGGAATTGGCCCAGCAAATGGCTGCGGCAATGGGGCTACCGCCCTCAAAACAAGAGCAACGGCCTGTGCCGGGAAGGAAGCCGCACCTGCGCATTGTAGGAAATGCGAGTGAGCCACGTGGAATGGACGCGGCGACGCGGGATTCGCATCTAAGGATGATCCGACACCATCGGCGCGCATGGGGCCAGGCAATGCAGGTGCTGATTGATCAAGCATGCTTTGGCCTGGATAGCATGGAGCAGCTTCTGGACGATGACCTGCGAAATCTTCTGCGCGATGTAGAGCGCGGTATCGATTGCCTTCGAGAGGACGTCAGCTTCGAGGATGCAGGCCTGCTCAGAGGTAGGTACGGCTGACGCCGGCCAAGCTCTCGTCATGCCGTGCGAGAGCTTGGACAGCGATCAAATTCAGAAGATCGAAAATAGTTACCGTTTCGGTATTGACTAATGCGTAACCTTTTCGGTAACGTTTCTCCTGTCCCGAGAGCGCGGCATTCCGCCGTGGGACGTGGAGACTCTGATGCGCACCACTGCACATCGACCAGTGACAGAGAACAGCGGCAAGGAAACCGAGACAGAGCTCGGAGATTCCGTTGCAGCTAAGCGCTGCCTCTGTTCCTGCGCGGCTAATGACCATGCTCGCGCAAAGGCACTCAAGCGACGCGGCATTTCTAAGGGGCCGAAGCGCTATCCAAAGCGCAGCGATCGCATTGAGCTGACCGGCCTGCGGGCCGAGGCCGCTAGCCGCGACTTCGTTTGGGAGTTGCGTGCATGAGCAAGTGCACCAGCACTCTGACGACCGACGATTACGTCGCGGCGATCATGTGGGCCGAAGACGCGATCCGAGAAGACGAGCACGTTCTCCAGACGCTGGGCCAAGCCGCCTCGGCGAGCTTCACCACGTACCTGCAAAAGAAGATCGCTTGCCGCAAGGCACAGCTGCAGCGCTTCCGCGATGCCTTGTCCGAAGCGAGCCACGCATGAGCGAGATTCCATGCGCCAACTTCCGGCTGGGTCGCGGACAGGGCACTTTGCTGCGCCTGCGCATCAAGCCCACCGCTGTGAGCGCAGCACTCTATGGCACTGACCGGAGCAGCGAGCTCGCGGTAACGGTGTGCAGCTACGCGGATGTGCATCGTGTCGATGGCGCGCTGCAACTCGGGCAAACGGCATACACCGCCGGCGACGACGCCCTGCAGGCCATGTGCGAATGGCTGGCTGCACACGGCGTGCCTGTGCGTGTCACCAGCACTTTTAA